CGCGCCATCGAAGGCAAGAAGGTGGGCTATACCGAAATGTTGAGCCGCTACGGTGACTCCTACAGCAAGGTGACCCCGGATGATGCGCAGGAACGCGAAAAGTTTCTGAAGGCACAGGCTGCCATCGTGGCCAAAATCAATGCCCCGGACGGTGCCGACATTGCCAAGATCGTTCACAGCACCGGAGGCGGCTTGCGGCGCGTATATACCGAAATCGAAAAATTAAGGAGGATGCAAGCATGAAACTGAAAAGAGCCTACAGCCCCGGTGAGGTGCTGAACATGAAAATACCCCGGTATGAATTTACCGGGGATTGGCAAGCCTCGATAGGTAACCCTGCCAAAAGCGGCGTGTGGATTATCTGGGGTGCCAGCGGGAACGGAAAGAGCAGCTTTGTGATGCAGCTGGCCAAGTACCTGTGCGGCTTTGGACGTGTAATCTATGACAGCCTGGAAGAAAGCACCGGCCTTTCGTTCCAAATGAGTCTGAAACGGCATAAGATGGACGAAGTGCGCAAGCGTTTGGTTATCCTTGACCGCGAGTCGATGGACCAGTTGGAGGAACGCCTGCAGCGCCGGGGCAGTCCCGGCATCGTGATTATCGACAGTTTCCAGTATAGCGGTTTGAACTACAAGACCTACAAGGAGTTTAAGGAGCGCCACCCCAAGAAACTGTTTATCTTCATCAGCCATGCCGAGGGGCTTCATCCGGCAGGCAGAAGCGCTCGCAAGGTGGAATATGATGCCGATGTGAAAATCATGGTAAGCTGTTTCAAGGCCTGGTGTAAGAGCCGTTTTATGGAAAAGCCCGGTGAACCCTATGTGATTTGGGAAGAAGGTGCTGCCAAAACATTGAAGGACGATAATATGGAGGATTATTTGAATGATGGAATGGGAGAATAAGCTGTACCAGATATTGCTGCCTGGTCGTGAAGCCTTGGGCGTGATGGAAGACTGGCTGGAATGTAACATAGAAACAGACATTCGTCTGCGCAGAGCCAAGACGAAAGGGCATTTAGTGATAGAAACGACGGATACCATGTTTGCCAACCGTATTCGGATGTGGCATCCCGGATGTAAAATACATATTAAAGATTTAAAATGATGGAAGAGCAAAAGAAAACCTGCTGCATCTGCGGCAAAGAGTTGGAGGGTTACGGATACAACCCGTTTCCCGTGAAAGAGGAAGGCATCTGCTGCCGTTCGTGTAATTACAGCGTAGTCATTCCGGAGCGATGGAAACGCCACAAGGCTTATCAACGCGGTGAGGAAATCGAAAACAAGCGAGTGTATATCAGTGGAGCCATTGCCCACTATGATATGGCAGAGCGCAAGGAAGCCTTCGGACGTGCCGAAGAATTGTTGAGAACTGAGGGCTATGATCCGGTAAACCCATTCAATAACGGCCTGCCGGAAGAAGCCCACTGGAAAGCCCATATGCGGGCCGACATTGCCCTGCTGCTGGCTTGTGACTATATCTACATGCTGAAGGACTGGGAACTGAGCAAAGGAGCCAAGCTGGAACTTGACGTGGCCAGTTCGTGTGGAATTAAAGTATTGTTTGAATAACCTTTAAGTTTTTGAATTATGGCAAAAGAAATTACGGTACTTGTAAAGTTTAGAGGAGCAGTTCCTGAAGATGTAAGTATTGCTGACATAGAGGAGCAAATAGATCGCAATCTTGAAGACAGCTTTCGTTTGAATTTCTCGGATTCTAAAGAAGAAGATGATGATTTGAGAGAACCGTGGATAGAACGTGAGGATATGTATATTACAGAAAAAGGATTCCAATTATTAATAGACTAATACAATAAAGATGGCACAGGAAGTGACAAATTTCGCCCGGTTTTATGCTTCGTTCAATAAGCTGCCCTGTACAGGAGACCGGGAAGGGCTAAAGAAGCAAATCGTTCTGCAGTACACGTGGGACCGTACGGAAAGCCTCCGTGAAATGACATCCAAGGAATATGAAGCCTGCTGCTGTGCCTTGGAGAAACTAACCGGGCAGGATGAATGGAGACAGAAACTTCGCGAGGAACTGCGGCGGAAACGCAGCGTATGTCTGAAACTGATGCAACAGTTGGGTATAGACACCACCGATTGGAACCGAGTCAACGAATTTTGCAACAATCCCCGGATAGCCGGCAAGCCCTTTGTTCAGATTAGTACAGCGGAGCTGGAACACCTGGCCATCAAACTGCGGGCTATCCAACGAAAAGGAGGTTTAACCGATAAATAGAACAATATGGATAAAAAAGCACATGAAGCGCTTGAGCGCATAAGAAAAGACGTGATTCTAACGACATCCGATCTGGAGAACCAGGATGCAGCAGAGTTTTTCAACGAGCTGGCCGACTGGGCGTATGCCAACGGTGAAGCCATGCTGATAGACGATGAACCGGAAAAGCAGGATGGTGAGGAAGAATAAAAAACAAGTGATAAACATTCAAAATGATTTAAACATGGAAAAGAACAATCAAAGTGTGGACATCAAGTCCCTGAGTAAAGAACAGCGAGCAGCCCTCATGGCCCAGCTGCAGCAAGAAGAGAAAGAAGACCGCATCGCCCGTCGTGAAACTTACGAGGCATTACGCGGTGAGTTTATGCACGAAGTAAAGACCAACGTTCTTGAGATGGTGAATGCCGTGACCGGGTTCCGCGGATGGCTGGAAAAAGAAGCCGATGCCTTTACCAAGGTGATGAAGGAATACGGCCAGGTGAAAAGCGACGAACAGCGCAGCTATACCATTACGGACGGAGACTTCCGTCTGGAAGTGAAAAGCAACAAGGTGAAAGGCTTCGATGAACGAGCCGACATGGCAGCCGACCGTCTGATTGACTATTTGAAGCGCTACATGCAGAACAGCGAGAAAGGTTCTGATGATCCGATGTATCAGATGGCCATGACCCTGCTGGAGCGCAACAAGATGGGCGACCTGGACTACAAGAGCATTTCAAAGCTGTATGAACTGGAAGATAAGTTCGATGAAGAGTATGCAGACATCATGCGCCTGTTCAAGGAAGCTAATGTAGTGCAGCGCAATGCCACCAACTACTACTTCAGCCGCCGCAACCCTGAAAACGGCGTATGGACCCGCATTGAACCCAGTTTCTGCCGTTTGTAGCCGAAACCCGTTAACCCTATAAACAGAAAGCGCCGCAGTTGTTATAATTGCGGCGCTTTTGTTCTTAAAATAGATGGAAATCAGTTATTTTTGTAAGAGAAATAAAATGTATGGGCAAAGGACGGGATAAAGAACTGATCAAGCTGCGTGACGAGGCACTATGCCGTCGTTACTACTATTGGACAGAAATACAGCGGTTGCGGTTCGACGATGCTTTAAAAGTGTTGTCGGAGCGCGAATTCTTTATATCCGAGGAACGTATCATGACCATCATCCGCCGGAAATCACGTGAGGGAACAGACTACAATCTGAAGCCTGTTCCCAAGGTGAAAGCCCCCCGTCTGACTGCCGCCCAGCTGGAACTATTCCCCATAAGATGACGGCATGGCCGATTCATCGTGCAGTGTGAATGAGAACGTCATTTCATAGACCTTGATGTAATGCGGCATGGCATACGAACGGCTTTTCTCGCGTACCAGCGGCGAAGCGTTGTCCGTGCATTGCAGACACTGCAGCGACTTGTATAATTTCTTGGCCAGCTGCTGCCTTTCCCTCACCTTGTCATACGTGCCGGATGCGTAGCTTGTATCGTCGTAACAATCGATGGCCAGCCGGACGGTCAGTGCGGATTCGCTTTTCTGTGCCCCGTATCCGAGGTCGTGCCAGTCGGAGTTTGTATTTCCGATTAATACACAAGGGAAAGTGACCGGGTACTGGTCTTCTTCTGCTCCCATTTCCAATTGTCCGTAGTCCTCGTCGATGAGAGAGAGTTCCGGCATTTCCTGTGCAATCTGTTCCATGATTGCGATAAAAATTTCGTCCATATCGTTATTGGTTTAAAATGTTGGTAATTTCCTGGTCCACCTTTTCCCGGATACGCCGGTTCAATTCTTCGCTTTCGCCCATGAACTGGCGCTGCGGGATGCGGATGTGCAGTTTCTTTTTTTGGGTAAGCGCCATGTTCCTCCAGAACTGTGCCTGCGGATTCAGTTCCTTCGGCTTGGAACGTCGTTTGACGCGTTTCTTTTGCCCTGTGCCGGCTTTTTTTCTTTTTCCCGAAGCCTTGTAGAACTTGGCCCATGCAAAGCGCCTCATGCGGTCTGTGACGGTGACATCGATTTCCCCGCCCCAGTTGTTGATGGGTGCATAGACCACCTCGTTGAATACCCTTACCCGGTAGTCTGCAGGTGTATATCCGACCGATTTGAACAGATGTTTCCTGCCGGAGAGCAGCGTTCCATAATTGCTGGCGGCATCGGAACCTCCCGAGGACAGCCGTTTGGCTTTGGGCCAAGGGTGAAGACCGCCATTGACAAATCCACCCTGCCGGAAGTTATCCTGAAAATGGTCTTTGGCCATTCGTCCTACCATGACTGGCATTTTGCGGCGCATCATACTGTCCAGCCTGTCACGTTTCCGCTTTATCATTTCCGTAAAATCTTTTATGTCCATAATCATCAGTAATTCAAGAATAATTTATAACTTTGCAACCGAGGCTTCCAATATGCCTTTTATGCGTTATGAATATACCGGAACAAGTAAAGAACGAGGCCCGTGTACTTATTGAGCAATACGGTGACACCTTCGAATACCTTGGTATTTATGAAGGCCAGGAAGCCTATGTGTTCAAGTTTCCGGGGGACTCCTGTACCGGTTATCCTTTCGTCTATCTGTATGACGGTAAAGACGCAACCGAAATAACCGGTCCGTTATCCCTTGACGTTATCGATTCATGTATCGAAAATATCGAGGAAGGAGACATCGAATAGCTTATTGTCAATTCTCAGGACTCCCCTGCAGTTGTGGGAAGTCGCAGCTCCTATTTCACATAAATATTTTACGTCTTTCCATTCCATTCCTGAACCGGCAGAATTATCGCTTTGGGGTTCGATATACCTTAGTTCACCATCCGCAAACCGTTGCAGGATTGTAGCATGCCCGCCCCCGCTTTTCCAGCCGATGCACAATTCATATACGCCTTCTTCCTTACATACCTCATTGAAATACTCCATGTACCTTTTAGGGGTCATTTTCAGGTATCCTTTGTGCGCAAGCCAGCTGTTTATACTTATATGTTGCGCCGGAGTACCGTCGGTGTTTTTCCAGACTTCAAAAGCACGTCCATTACTCAGATATTCAAGTTTAGACCCTGCGACATTGCCTTTGGCGGTAATATCCCATCCACGTAATCGTAAAGCGTATGCCGGTGCGCAAGTCTGGCAGTTGATACTGTATGGAGTATCCCGTTTTTTATCGTAATCGCTGTTCTTCCGGTATCTGTTTCCCCTTTTATCGCGGTATATTCCTTTGGAATCCAAAATATACTCTTCCACATGTTTGGGATTTGCATTCTGTTTGTCCGCCTTATCCACATCCATAGGTTTTCCTTTTTTGATTTTAAGAGCCTTTTCCATTTCGAGGTTGTTCCGGGCAATGGCCATTTTTTCCTCCCCGGTAAGGTAGTCCGGCATTTCCGCAATCATCTCGTCAATACGGGCCATAAGTTTATCCACCGCTTTTTGGGCACCCTTGTGGGCTTCTGCCTGATATGGATGATTGTCGGAAAACAGTTTGCCGTCCGTTCCCGGATTGTTATCCAGTCCGGGCTGGGGCTTGTTCTTGTCGTCTTCGTCCGGAAGTGGTGTCGGCTCCTCGTCGGTGGCAGTGAGGTCGCACTTGCAGTTCCACCGGTCGCCCGGTCGGTGGATGTTCCAGAACGTGTCATCAATCGGCCGGATGGTATTCCAGAACGGGCGGTGGTCAGCCCCCGGATGAATGGAGGTGGACGGTAGCCATTTGAGGTTGGGCAGAATATCGCGTTCGCGCAGGAACTGTTGCCAGTCAGCCGCCTGATGCGCCCGGATGACCGCCGTATCATACTCCGTCCGCAGCCAGTGACGAACCTGATGGGAAGCAATGGGCAAGACTTCCTGTACCCATTTGTCGAACGGTT